GGCCTGGGCTGAGCTGCTCCGAGTTGAGAACGACCAGCAGCAGCCGAACATCCTCACCTCAGGCCCTGGCCTGCGGCCCTTCCCCACCTTTGCCCCCGGCCATGGCCTGACCGTGGCCCGCCGCACCAGCGTGTTCCGTGGCTAAACCAACCAGCTACCTGATCCCGAACCTCTCCCAAGGGGTGAGCCAGCAGGCGGACGCGCAGCGCGACCCCACCCAGGCCGAGGCCCAGGTGAACGCGGTCAGCTCGCTGGGGGAGGGCCTGAGGAAGCGGGACTGCACGGTGGCCCTGGCCCAGGTGTCGGCCACGTCCTTCGGCGAAGCGTTTGTCCATCCGATCCAGCGTGATGGGGAGGAGCGGTATCTGGCGGTGATCCGCAGTGCTGGCGTCAGCGTGTTTGACCTGGATGGCACCCCCCGGACGGTCAACGCCCCCAGCGGCTACGGCTACCTGGCCGGCATCACCGACGCCACGCAGCAGATCAGGGCCGCGACGATCGCCGACTTCACCTTCATCAGCAACACGCTGGTGACCACAGCGATGGAGGCGACCCTTGCCCCGATCGTCGCCAGGCCGGCGGCCCATGAGGCACTGGTGTGGGTGAAGGCCGCCAACTACGGGCAGTCCTACAGGGTCAACGTGAACGGCACCAGCGTCAACGTGACCACGTCGGTTGCGCCGGTCATCACCATTGGTGGCACCACCACCACCCACCCGATCAGCACGGCCGACATTGCCGAGCAGATCAGGCTGGGGCTGGCCGGGGCGACAGGTGTCGGCATCACCCGCACCGGATCGGTGCTGCATTTGACCAGTGCCAGCACCATCACGATCACGGCGACCGACGCCAGGGCGAACGCAGACATCACCGCGATTACCAACAGCGTCCAGGGCTTCACCGAGCTGCCGACCATCGCCCCGCAGGGATACCCGGTGGAGATCGTGGGCGACCCGGGCAACCGCTACGACGGCTACTACGTGGCTTTCCAGGTGCGGGATGGCGGCGGCACCTTCGGGGAGGGCAGCTGGCAGGAGACGGTGGCGCCGGGGGTGGAGTACAAGATCAACCCCGCGACCATGCCCCACATCCTGGTGCGACTGCCCGGTGGGCAGTTCTACTTCGGCCCTGCCAACGGCACCACCTACGCCGGCTACGACCTGCGGGCCTGGGGCCAGCGGACGGCAGGGGACTACGACACCGCGCCAGACCCGAGTTTCATCGGCCGCAGCATCTCCGATCTGTTCGTCCACAAGAACCGCCTGGGGATGCTGGCCGACGAGTCGGTGATCCTCAGCAGGGCGCAGGCCTTCTTTGAGTTCTTCCCTGAGACCACCATCACGGTGCTCGACAGCGACCCGATCGACGTTGCCGCGAGCAATAATCAGGTCTCGATCCTTCGGTATGCGGTCAGCTATCAGGACGAGCTGATCCTGTTCAGCGACCAGCTGCAGTTCCGCTTCGGTTCCACCGACACGGTGCTGACCCCGGCGACGGCACAGACCACGATCCTGACCCAGTTCGAGATCGACCCGAACGTGCGACCCATCCAGGTGGCCGGCGCGTTGGTGTTCGCCCAGAGGAATGGCCAGTGGACCCAGTTCAGGGAGTTCAGCATCCGGGGGGCCGGCAACACCCTGATCGCTGACGCCGAGAGCCTGTCCGAGCGCACCGGCTCCTACGTGCCCAGCGGAGTGTTCCGCCTGGCGGTGAACGCCACCGGCAGCGCCTGGTACGCCATCAGCGAGAAGGCGGGCTACCGGGACCGGATCTACACCCACAAGTATTTCTTCAGGAATACCGGCGGCGGCGGCGAGCGCGTGCAGGCCAGCTGGAGCTACTGGGAGTTCAGCGGGGCATCAAGGATCCTGCAGATGGTGGTGATCGAGGAGGTGCTGTACCTGCTGCTCGAGTACCCCAACGGCAGGGTGTGGCTGGAGAAGATGCGGGTGGCGGATCGGCTGATCGACGACGACAGCCCCCTGTATCCCCTGCTGCTGGACCGGCGGGTGAGCACCACCACCGCAACACCGGCGGCGATCCGGGTGCCCAATGGCACCTATGACGCCTTCACCAACAAGACCACCTGGACCCTGCCCTACACGGTGGCGGCGCCGGTCCAGGCATGGACGGGCTATGGCAGCGGGGGCGCCTGGGAGGAGGGGGTGAGGATCGCCACCGCCACCAGCGGCAACACCATCACCGCCTCCGGGGACTGGCGGGGGGTGGCTGTGTTCTTTGGCGAAACCTACGAGTTCCTCTACGAGTTCACCCGGTTCAAGGCAATGAAGGAGATCGGCGGCGGGAAGGTGGCGATGAATGAGATGCGAACGCAGATCCGCCGGGCCCACCTTCGCTTCCATGAGACCGGCCACTTCGAGGCCCTGGTGACACCCGAGGGGCGGGCCGAATCGGTCCACCGCTTCACCGCCAAGGGGCCCGATGCCGAGGGCGTGTTCATCATCCCGATCATGAGTGAAGGCCGCCGGGCGAGGGTGCGGCTGCGGAACGACACCGCCAGGCCCTGCAAGTTCACCACCTGCGAGTGGGTCGGCACCATCGCCGGCCGTGCCAGGGGGATGCAATGAGGATCACGGAACCATGCAGTGCCTACGCCCGCTATGTGGCCAAGAACCTGCGAGCGGCTGATCAGGTTGAGCTGTGGGCCTCCGAGGGGCGCAAGCCATTCGATGCCTGCATGGAGGCCTTCCGGTTCAGCGAGGACTGCATCGCCATCGTGGGCGACGACGAACGGGTGGTGGGCCTGGCTGGGGTGAATGGCCACTACATCTGGATGCTGGGCACCGATGGGCTGACGGCCACCGAATCACACCGCCGGCAGCTGGCCCGTGGGGGGCGCCGCTGGGTGGATGCACTGGTGCAGCACAGGCTGGAGACCGAGGGGCAGGCGCTATTGCACAACTGGGTCTACGCGAAGAACATAGACTCAATCCGCTGGCTGGAATCGTTGGGCTTCACCGTGCATCAACCCCAACCCCACGGCCCCGGTCTCCAGTTGTTCCGGTACTTCTGCCTGAGGAAGTAATGGATCCCGTCACACTTGGTCTTGGTCTTGGCCTTGGCGCTGTCAAAACGGGGCTGAATGTTTTCGGCGCGGTCGCCGGCAACAGTGCCGAGCAGCAGCAGTATCTGAACGACAAGGGCTTCCAGCAGGCGAACAGCGTCTACGCAGGATGGAAGGCAACCGTCGATCAGGCGATGGCGGGTGCCAATCAGGAGCAGACCTACTGGCAGCAGACGGTCCAATACAACCAGGACCTGGCCTATGCACGGTCGCAGCGCAACGTCGATCTGGTGCGTTCGATCAACCAGGCGGACACGGTGCGGCAGACCAGGGAATCGGCCGGCGGCCAGTTCATCCTGAGCAGCGAGGCGATCCAGCAGCGGCTGGGCGAGCAGGCGATGGCCGATGCCGTGGCCCTGCAGCAGTACACCGTGGCGGCCCTGAAGAACCGGGCCTCGATCCGTGCCAACCCGCAGGCGGGGGCCAGCATCGACCGGCTGATGAATGACTTCGTGCGGCAGGAGGGCGACTACCGCACCATCACCGCAATCAACGAGGGGCTGAGAAACCGGCAGTACCGGCGGGAGCAGGCCGGTGCCGTGGCCCAGTACCTGAGCCAGTACAACTCGCAAGCCTTCTACGAGGCCCAGCCCTACCTGGAGCCGATGGCGCCGTTCGTGCCGCTGCCGGCGCTGCTGGAGCCGCCGCCGCCGACGATGACCGGGGCTGGCCCGAGCGGTGCGGCCGGGGCCCTGCGGATCGGCACCGCCCTCCTCGAGGGGGCTCAGTCCACCATGGGCGCCATCAGCCAGTTCAAGGGCATGGCCAGCAGCGGCAAGGGCAACCCGTTTAGCGGGGGCACCACCCGACTGGCCTACGGGTCAGGCCTGAACCTGACGAACTGACATGAAAGACCTTCCCGGCGGTTCAATCGTCCCAGCGGCCCAGGGGGTCGATGCCTTCATCCGGCCCACGGCGTTCCAACAGGCGCCCGGGCTGTCGCAGCTGCGGGTGTTCAATTCCAACGTGCCGCAGATCAACCAGATCAGGCAGGACAGCGGCGGGAGCGTCCAGGGCTTCAACCAGTGGGCCCAGTTGGCCACCACCCTGGCCCCCTTCAACGATGCGCTGACCAGGACCGCCATGGCCGGCGGCGAGATGTACGCCAGCAACGAGTACCAGAAGGGCCGGAACGACGCCATCAAGGCCCGGAACGACGCCATCAAGGCGCAGATCCTGAGCAACCAGCAGCGGCTACAGGGTGGCGCGGCATGGAACGCCGAGACCCGCCGGCTGGAGGGGCTGGACCCAGGGGTGGCCCAGATGATGGATCGGGTGAACCCGTTCCGGCAGGCCGGCAGGGACAACCAGCGGGCGCGGATAGCGGCCGAGGTGACCAAGACCTACATCCTCGATGCCTACCGCAGCACCCCCGGCGCCGAGACCTGGAGGGCCGGGGACCCGCGACTGGCCGAGATCAAGGTCAAGGCCACCCAGCAGATCCTGAGTCGCTTCGGGCTGGATCAGAGCAGCGCCGGCTTCCAGGACTATGTGAACCCCGAGATCGCCCAGGCGTGGGATCGGGTCAGCACGGAGCAGCAGTCAGATCATCAGAAGTGGGCGGGGGACACCATCCCCCGCATGACGGCGGTGGAGATGGGGCAGCAGTACGCCAACGCCCGGGCGGCCGGGATGGTTGAGTGGATGGAGTTGGACCCGACGACCCAGCAGCCGGTCAAGCGCCAGGCGCGGCTGGGCGATGCCGAGTTCAACTACGGGGTGGGCAGGATGCTCGCCCAAACCCTGGGTCGCATCCAGGGCGAGGTGGGCCTGAGGGGCAACGTCACCAAGGCCATGCGGGAGGCGGCGCTACAGGCGCAGCAGATGGCCGCAGTGGCAGCCATGGACCCGAAGGCGGCAGCGGAGGCCGAGGCCCTCCAGGAGTTCGTTGAGATCGTGGGCGGGCTGGAGGTCGGGCCACCAGGCAGAAACGGCAAGCGAGCCACCGTCGCCGACCTGTTCGCTCCCGAGGCCTACGCACAGGCGAAGGAGCTAAGGAAAGACGCCTTTGATTTGCAGGCCCAGGCCGAGGCAAGGGCCTTCCAGGGCTTTGCCAATGAGGCGACCATCGAGCTGCTCAAGAACCCGGCTGGGACCCCGGGCTACGAGGCGGCCAGGCAGAGGCTGATACAGAAGGCGCTGGGCATGGGACTCCCCATGGACAAGGCCATCAGCACGCTGGATTCCGTTGGAGGCAACATCGAGTCCATCGCCCTGCGGGGCGTGGATGCCACTGACGTTCAGGACCACCTGGCCGACCTGAAGGCGAGGGACCCGAGCGACTTCAACCTCGCTCAGGAGCGCGACATCCTCAAGGGGAAGATCGCCAACATGCCGAAGAACGAGCAGGCAAAACACCTCGCAGAACTGGGCCGCATCGCCGAGTCAAAGAGCAAGGAGGCACAGAACGGCAGGGGAGCAATCCTCAACCCGATCCTGACCCAAGGCATCAAGGCGGCCCTGAGGCAGGAGTACCCCAAGGACATCACCGAAGCATCGCTGCGGGGGGTCAAGGACATCACCGGGTTCATGGCCATGGGGGACGTGAACATGGAGGCCGCTGCGGCTCGCCTGAAACAGGGCG